TGCCGAAAGTAGATGTAACAGAAATCGTAGGTAGTCTTGTATAACCATCACCACTGTTCTCTATAAATATTTTCTTAACTTGTCCAAATTCATTAGCAGGGAATGAACCATCTTCTAGAACTAATTGATCTCCAACTGTTCCAAATGTATCATTTACTTCTATCTGTTGATTTGTTTGTAATTTATATCCAGCATCTAAACTAGAACCATTCGTTCCGTTTAACAATAAGAAGTCTTGTGCATTACCTTTAATAAAAATAGTTGAAAGAGATTTAGGCGCTGTTGTAAATGTAATTGTACTATTAGATTGTAGATATGCAGTTGTAATTACATTGTCAATATAAATTGTAATAGTATCTGTATTTGGAACATTAACTAATGTAAAGACTCGTGTAGTTCCGTCACCAATAAGTCTATCTTCTAGTCTACTCTCCAGTTGTATATTAAAGTTTTCGGATGATACATCTGTAGCGCCTTCTAAAATTATAATATCGCCTGTACCATCTTCATCTGTAATACCACCACCAACAACACTTACAAATCCAGTTGCAGCAGATACATTTGTGTCTACAGAATTTGCAATAAAGGTTACTATATCTCCAACTTGATAATTTAAACCAACACCATCAATATCAATATCAGTTATACCACCAGTTTCAATACCACTAACCCTAATATCAGCAAAGTTATTTCCTAAAGCTTCAGCATCAATTGTTTCATTATCAATATACAAAGCACCAGGCTCATCCAAATTTGATTGGGATACAATTGCTCTTACACGAAAGTTAGCAGGAACATCTGTAAGTGTAGATATTGCAGTAATTAATTCACCACTATTGAACTCTCCAGTTACAGAATCTATTTCTAATTCAGTAACAGATACAGAACCTTGCTGGAACGTAATAGTATCAACAACAATCGCAGTTGCAAAAGATGTTGCACCAGTTATAACTTGATTGACAATTTCATCAGCAGAAGAACCAATTGTTTCAACTCTCATTGTAGTTTTTTGTCGCCAATCACCATTTGAAACTCTTAACATATATTTTGTTGGATAAAAGATAGAAGCACTTTCACCAAGTAACAATCTCATAAAGAGTTTATGTCCTTCTGATGTTCCTTTAGCAGTGTACAAGTCTCTAATAGATTTTATTAAATTTCTTTTTGCTGTTCCAGTTGCAAGAGTATTAGGAATTGCTTCCATGAACGAATCTCTAAATTTATTTAAAAAGTCAAAGATTGTATTGTCTACGTCAGCGTAATCTAAAAGTTGTTGAATATTTTGAACTGGGTTTGCACGATATCTTTTCAGTACACCAGTTGATGTAGAAGTTTGTCCAGTAATAGTTTCACCAGTTTCAAACTTTTGATTTGATGAAATATATATTGTGCCATTACGAACATCTTCAACCAAAACTTCTGCTGTTGCATTTGAAATAGAACCTACAACGGTTTCTCCATTAACAAAGTTACCAACAGTTCCAGCACCTTGTTCTGCAACAATTCTATCACCATCATCATTAAGTATATATGATAAAGTTTCTGTTTCGTATTTTACATAGTCAACAGCTGCAGTAAGTTCCATCTTACCAGCTTCAAGAAATTTATAATAGTCTTGGACAAATTTTACAAAGAGTTTGTTTTCATCTCTAACAAAATCTGGAAATTGGCCTTCTATTAATGGGGATATCTTACCTAAAAATTTGGAAGATTTTTCCGACATAGATTACTCCCTAATAAGCACTTGTTGTACCAGATGATGAACTAGTTGCTACTGTTGTTTGTGTGTTTGCAGCATCTCCACCAGTTGAAGCGACTGTATAACCAACACCAGTTGTTGCCGTTGCATCAACATTACTTAATATAGTTGAGTTAACTAAATCTATTTCTAACAATTGATTTCTAACTGGAACAATATCATTTGAGTTTGGTTTAGCAGTTATTCTAATTTTTATAGATGTATTTCCATCAACATTTGATATACTAGTAATAACAAATGCATTTGTAGATACAACACCAGTTGCATAATCTACTTTTCCTGCTTGAGAAGCATAATAAGTTCTTGCAGAACCTTGAAGATAATACATCCTTAGATTTCCTTGTCCGTCATCATCAAAAAACATTTCTTCTGTTCTACCACTAATTTTAAAACCAGTAGATGCAATAACACCACCACCAAGATTATTGTGTCCAGAGTGTGGGTTATATATTGGATTGTTAAAACTGATTGTATAAGAAACATTTGTTCCACTGATTGGTGTAAAGAATTTTGCCATAGTTACAATTGTAGTATTGTTTAAAATAGCTGCATCAACACCATCTATTAATCCAGTAACAGAGGAATGTCTGAAAGGACTATTAAAACTTTTTAAAGATGTATCATTGTAATTAGAAACAGCAACTTTAACTGCGGCTTGTAAGTCTGGCCCAACTAAAACTGTCTTTGTAGAATCAAACATAAATGTAACCCCCAGAATTAAGAATGTTGTTTCTGGATCAACAATCACTGGTGTAATTGATGCTACAGTAAATGGACTAAAGGATTTAACTAACGATGATTTTTGAGCAGAAGTTAAGTTCTGTCCAGTATTAGATTTAATTGATATATAAACTTTACCATATTGTGGTGTTGCAGTAACACCCAAAGATGAATCGTAACTTCCATCTTCTCCACCCCAAACTGAAACAGCCTGTGCATTTGCAAATAGTTTTCTTGTAAATACTTGGTAGTCATTTCTAGTCACACAACGTCCTTGAGCAGCATAGTCTAGTGGAGCGTTTAGTTTTATTGAATCCATACTCTCTGGTTCAGAACCACCAGCGGCAGATTGTACAAGTGTAATACCAATATCGACAACTCCACTTATTGAACTTGGTGAACTAAACCCATTTGCACCATTAGCAGCAGTTTTGTTTGTTACCACATAACTCATTATTACTATGTTTCCATCTGTCAACGCTTTACTTACAACACCATCACCAAAGTAAATTTCAAACCTACCTTGTTCAACTTCTTGTAAAAAGTAAACAGAACTATTAATTGAAAGTTGTGATATGTCAGTTGCTTTTGTATATGTTGTAGTAAATGTATCTGATGTAGAGTTTTGTACTGTCACGTTTAATGTAGTAGTATCTGCTCTGTTATCGGTTATAGTAAATCTTTGTTCTATATCTGTATTATCGACTATGTATTTTGATGTAACATAAGTTCCTTCATAAATTTCTGTGTTATCAAAGTTAATAGTGTTACCAGAACTAGTCGAGTTTAGAGTTGATATGTTTACAAACTGATATGATATCCCATCTACTGTTGTAGTAAACTTTGTTCCAGCAGGCATTGTAGCTGTAGAGTTAGTTGTTGTTAATGAAATTCCTATAGTTGCTCTTGGAGCACGACAAGAAGATACTTCATAACCTAAAGTTTTTGCATGTGATACTACAGAACTTCTTAAAGCTGCACTGTCTAAAAACATTTCGTTTGCTAACATGTTTGCATTGAAACCTAGATAGTGGGTGTTGTATGCAAGTGTATCAAGAAGAACACTCATACCACTTCCCTCAAAATCATAGTCTGAAAATTCATTTTGATTTTTTAGAAAAGATTTTAGGTTTGCTTTGATTTCATCAAAGTCTAATTCCGTTACTCTTACTTTTTGATTATTACTATCTGCCATCTTATCTCAATCTTTCTAAGAATACCGTTAAGTCTACTAACTCTGTCGGTGTGTTAACAACATAAAATTCTATTTTAATCTCGTAGGCATTACGATCTAAATCTGGTATCGCAGTTACACCCACAAGTTTTGCTCTTGGTTCAAAATTATTAATTACATCTTCAACTTGTCTTGCAATAATCTGAGCAGTAAATGGGGTCATTAACTCAAATAACATTCCCCTAATTCCAGATGCAATCTCTGGGTGAAAAGGTTTTTCATAGTAGTCAAGTTGAACTAGATTACGAACACTTCTCTTTACCGCTTGAACATCTGTAAGTGTATTTATATCGCTATTAGATGTTTTTCTGCTAAAGAATAAATCTAAATCAGAGTATTGTCTATTATTTCTAGATGTGTTATTATTTAACTGAGCATCATATTGCGACATTTGTAATTCCTTTATTAGTATTTATACTATGCACCAGCACCATGTACAGTTTTTATAGTTGTACCAGAACTATTCTTGATGAGTAGTGTTGATAGACTTTTCATTTCACCAGAACCTACAGCATCATCTGCAAGTTTATCTTGTGTTACAGCATTGTCTGCCAGTATCGTACTATTAACTGTACCAGTAGAATTTGTTTTAACCAGTGTGTCTGGATACGCAGTTGTAGCAGTCGGTAATGTTACATTTGAAACAGTAGTTAAATCTAGAGATGTTGGTTCTGCCGCAGTTATACCAGATGAAATTGATGCCACGGTTTCTCCTTGAGCAGATGTTACTGAACCACTTCCACCAATTGGTACAGTAGTAACTCCAGCAGCAAGTCCAGCATTGTCTACATGTTGATGTCCAACTAGAGATATATTACTTGCAATTACATCGCCCGATGTATAAGTCGTATTACCAGTAGTTGCAGTATGAGTAAATGTTTCAGTTGTTTCATTATGTGTTGTATAAGTTTCGTTCATAGTTTCAGCAACTATGTTAATTGTTTTTGCTTTTATATTTAATGTATCGTCTACTGTTAGGTTCGCCGACCCCTTAACATGGACGAAATCATTTGCATGAATGACTTCATAATTGTTACCAACCACCCTTGTGATTTTTGAACCGTCTGGTCGCATTTCATAGAATGTTCCAGTTCTGTGGTATTCGTGTATTCTCTCATTGCTCGATGTGTCATCGTATTCTTTGATATGGCCAGTCTCTGATTCAAATACATGGTTGTAAGGATACTTGGATGCTGAATGTGACCCAACTGGTTCATCCCAAGGTTCTCCACTTGCAACGGCAACTTGCTTATCTCTTTTGGATTCTTTAAGTTGGATAATCTCATGTGGTTTGTCATCGGCTCCACCCTTCGCTAAACGGTTGACATCACTTTCATTTAAGTGGGTTGATAAAGGATAGTGACCATTTGGATCATTGAAACCTTTTGTTTTATCCGCTGTTGTTTGTGGATAGCCTGGTAGTGTTCCAATAATTACTGGTTGTTGTTTTAATTCAGCATCTCTAAAGAAACCAATAACCCATGTACCCTCAACCATGAAAGGTATACTCACACCCTTACCATTCATAGATGGCGTTGTTATCGGTAACATTATGTGAGCCCAAGGTAATGACGCTGTAGGGATTTTCACTTTATCTTCTGTGTGAAACCCTAAGCATCTTACACGGACTCTTCCTAGTAAAGCTGGGTCGTGTCTATCTTCAACGACACCAGTAAACCAGATGAATCCATCTAGGCCCATGAAATTATTTGACATGCTGACTCCTATTATATTATTATTTATAAAGGATTATCATCTTGTTCTTTGGATTTGAATCTAGGTTTCTCTCTCATAGTTAATTGAGCATGAAACTTTTGTTTTACTGGTTCTTTATCCTCACTATTGTTTATCATCATAGATATTGCTTTATAACCATCACCAATAAAAAGTAATAGATTATTTTTGTATAGTCTGCTTTTGGTTGTAGTTGTTAAATCTATTTCCATATCTTCGTGTTGAAATATTCCCATATCACTTTACTGCTTCATTAAGACTATCTATTACTGAGTCTATATTTGGTGGTTCACCATGTGGGTTGTATTCGCACATATATGAACGAGGGCATCTATTTTCAATAGCCATTTCAAATGTTTTGTTACCACCTTCATAGATACAAACTTCTTCACCACTTTTAGTCTTAACTCGT